TAAGAATACCTATAAGCACGTAGGTGAATTTGTTGAGGACGACGAAATTAAGGAAGAGATTTTGGGAGGGTTTGGGTATGGCAAAGCTAGTTGAAGTAGAATGGATTAGGAATGGCTGGAGGTTGGGCAATGGGAATCTTTCTCCAATGATACAGGGACAGGCCTACAAGCGAGCAAAAGGGGACCGGGACTTTATGGAGTTGAGCGAATCTGAGACTTATATAAATTCTGGACGTGTAAAGAGGATTGAAAATGCCGAACTTGATAACGAAAGTGGAATTCCGCCTGATGCTTGGCCTCTCGACGACAGCGGCGTCTGATACACTCCTGGACTTGCTGATTGACGGGGCAGAAGCCTACGCTGAGCAAGCCCTTGGTGTGAAGTTTACCACGGCCGCGAGGATAGACGAACTGAATGGAGGGGGTCATTCTCTGGTCCCGTTCTCTCTCCCGATAACCGCTATCTCGAAAATCACCGACCAAATATCTGAGGCTGAGCTGGACGCGGATACTTTCCGCAAGCTTGATAACCAGATACTTTTTGGGACAAGCGGCTGGAATAGATGGTTGGATGGTCGAGGTCGCTATAAAGTCGAATATACCGGAGGCTATGACGGCGCGGTTACGGCTCCCGCGGGGTTAAAGTTGGTGGTCTTGGAGCTTGCTGTACGCGGATATTACAACCGCTCAGGCCTTGCCAGTCAATCCAGCCAAGGCGTTACAACCAATTGGGAGAAAATCGCCCAATCAGATATTGGAGACAAGCTCCTCAACTTTTCAAAAGCGAGCCCATTTTGATTACTTCAATACCGCTTGACCGACACAGACCAACCAGGACCGCGACAAAGGGCGGCTCTACTATCGTCTTAGGTCCGGCCACAGAGATATACGGCCAATTCGAGAGTAACCAAAACGAAATTAATCTAATCGTTCTGAGGGACGAGGACATAAAACGCGAGGACATTCTTGTTATAAAGGAGTAATAAAATGTCTAAAGATGCAGTAAAACCTGGGGAAACAACGAGTGAGTACAAAATAGCAAGGAGCGGAGCCCTTTGGGGCACAATCGCTACCGTATTGGGTACACTGGTTTCAAGCGGCTCCATTGTTGCTGATGCTCTCGGAGCGGATACAAAGTGGGGGATTATTGCGGGTGCTGTTATCGCTTTGGCTGGCTTAATGAAAAACACCTTGAGCGACTTGGGTTATATTAATAGTCGAACCGTAGTCAAAAAAGCAGACTCAGAGGCTAAATAATGGTTGGTTTGTTGGCCGCAATAATGCCAATATTTTCAGCGATATTAAAAGCACTAATCCCGGAGATTCTTAAACCGGTAAAGGTAACCGTGGAGGATTCAAAAGTTGACAAAAAACTTAAAAATCGCCTTCTTGCTCGTATTCGTTCTGAGTATTAGCGGCTGTATTACTCTAACCAAGGAGTCTGAAACGATATTTGTTGGTGACGGAACACCTGTAAGGCTTCGGGAAACCGTCCCAAACGTAAAACTTTGGACAAAGAACTCTGAAGGCGTAGAGGTTCCGAGTGTTGGTACGCTACACGCCGGGGGTTATTACTTAACTGACCCCGGCGAAGAAGCGGAAAACAAAGACGAATAACGTGATTGCCGTCTTACACGTTTTGTTTTGGAGTCTCGCGCTGATTGTGTTTACAGCATGGATTAGGTCACTTGGGGATGGGGATAATGACTGATGGACTTTCTATTTTTTGCGGCGGACATAACCGCGTCCGATGCAGAGGGATGGGCAGAATACGCGGAGAAACACGGAGCCGTAGGGGTATTAATCGTTTTTGTAATGATACTCATTGCAGCTATTGTATGGATGATGTATGACAAAAGAAAGACCGAAAACGAACATTCAGAACAACTAGCGAGTACGGCCTCGGCATTTTTGAAAGAGACAACGAGCCTAAGATTCTCGCATAATGACGAGGTGAAAGACATTCGGGGGGGGTACATTACCGCCCTAGATAAAAAGGATAAAGAGCTAATTGATATGAGATTAAAAATAGAGAGTGTTTACGAGGAGCAAATCCAAGATCAAGGTTCAATGAAAGACGCATTGATAACCTTCAATATAAAATCCGCTGAAGCTATTCAACGAATGGAGGGTAGGAAATGACGCGCCTGGATGTATTGGAAGAAAAGCGAAAAGAGACCAGACGGGAATTGAGGGAGACCTTGGAAGCCTGCAAAGACCCGGAGGCCCTTCGTAAACACCTTGAAGATATAGCGAGAGGAAACGGAAAAAATGGAACGAAAGTCAAGGTGCCACGGATGCCAGAGCCCGACCGCGCCGGTATTGGTGGAAAGTTGGCTCCAATTGTTTCCGGAGTTGACCAAAAACACAATGAAAGTACACCCGAAAATAATACCTGAACTTAATTATTTATGTTCTCTATGCTGGAGTGATATTACTGATGCCGACTGTCCCGATAATAACGATAACGGATAATAAAGACGGAACCGGTTTTTCAGTATTAATTGACGGGGACCCGGGGGCTACGAATACCGTAAAATATAGACGGCCTGGGGTGGCTGCTCTCACAACCGGGGGCTCAGTAGTAGGGGACGGAACGGTTGTGGTAGCCTCCGGGGTGGGGTCTTTTCTGGTGCTGGTTGAGTCTTTGGAGGCGGGGGCTACATCCTGTCAAGTCGGCTCTGTAACGGCCACCGCTACAACACCCTCGGCTCAATACCGCATTATGTCAGTCATCGGGATACCTGGAACCATCTACAAGAGAGCGACCTTAGAACGCATTGAAAGGCCTATACAACCATGACAATCGGTATAAAAGTAAACTCTAAAATCGATATTAAAGGCGTTTTAAAGGCCGTTCAACAGGCCGGGGGGTATGGGCGTGGTTCTGGTCCTTCAGGGGACCCTAAGAACGCCCTGTTTCGTTGTGGTCTTGAAGTAGAGCGGGAGGCCAAGCTGTCCATGAAAACGGGAGGAGGACGCAGAGGATCGCCCTCTAGCCCCCCAAGCCCGCCCAATGTCCAGACCGGGAACCTTAGAGCCTCGATTGCTACAGCCGTAACCGAGAAGGGGGCAGTAATTGTAGGCCCTTCAAAGCAAGCATTTTATGGTAGATTCCACGAATTCGGCGGAGAATTTGGGGGCCGGAACTTCCCGGCACGACCTTTTATGAGACCAGCCTTTAATAAAGTCATCAAAAACTGTAAACTAAATTTCAGGAATCTGCCTTTGGCGAATACTCCCACGGGTAGATCGCTGAATAATAAGAAAGGCAGGCTATGATTGCCGAGGGTCTTTACGGCCTTATATTCGCAGATGCCGGGATTGTTGCCCAGCTCGCAACTTACGAATTTACGACCGGGACTCCGATAGCTGCAATTTTTACGATTGATCCGATTCCTGAAGATGCTGATTTACCAGCGATTTTAATCAGGGAGACTGGAGGAATCACCGGAGGAGGCAGTCGAGGACAGGCAGGCGTAAACCCTACGGCGGATGTGATAATTTGGTTTGACAAAGATCAGGACGAGGTTGCAATGCGGACTCTAGCTTGGGACGTGTTCGAGTTGATTAATCGCTCAGAGCTTGTGTTAACAGGCAGTTTTGATGACTGCGGGACGGATGCGTTCCCTCCCCAGAGAATAACAGATAATGATGGATTCAAGGGTTATTTGGTCCTTTCGACCTCCCAAATCTTAGAGAAAAATTAAGGAGATAGTACCATGGCACAACGAGGCAGACTTGCGGTTTTGAAGGTGGGCGGGATTACAATTGATCTTGTCCGGGATGTAACAAATGATTTAACCGCGTCCGAAATTGATACTACCAGCCGGTCTACTACTGGTTGGAAGACATTTTTACAGGGTTTAAAGGAGATGGGCATTTCATTTGAAATGATCCATGACCCTTCAAATGCTGGGTTTGGCGTTCTGGAGACTGGCTTTGACACCGGAAACTCTGTAACTTTTTCGGTCCTGGATAAATTCGGGTCCGGATATACAGGCACTGCGGTTGTAACTGGCTTTACTCGGAGCGAACCTTTGGATGGTGTAATCACCCAAAACGTTACGATTAAACCAGATTCCGCTGTTACGATTATTAATACTGGCTCTTGATCGGTCGAGGTCAATTTTGCCATGGCCGGGGGCTCTCCCTCGGCCTTTTTTGAAAGGGACGGGACATGAATTTTAAAGACAAAGAAGGCACGATTTGGACCCCGATAGTAAACGCATGGACAGCTAAGGTTTATCAGGAGAAATCCGGATTGATCTTGCTTGATATGACTACAGAAAAGGGCGGTTTTCTTGAGGCAATATCAGACAACATTAAATTTATTGATCTTCTGGAGGTGCTTCTTGAGAGGCAACTCAAGGAAAGGGATGTCAGTATTGAGGACCTTTTCTATAAAATGGACGGCGATAATTGGGAGGATGCCACCAGGGCAGTCGTAGAAGCCAATATCGAGTTTATGCCTGAGAAGAAAAAAAAAATCATGAAGGCCCTGTATATGAAGAAACTGAGTTCAGTAGAGCAGATTTACCAGGAGGGTCTCGAAAAGCTAGTGAAGAAAGAGAGTCTCGAAGTGAAGTAGATGACACTGAAGAAAATACCCGGCCGTGGACTTGGAAGGACTTATTTGAAGCGGCTGGAATTGCCGGAGTTGACCCGTGGCCTTATACTTTTCGACAGCTTGTATGGATGTCAAACGCGAAACAAAGGAGTGAATGGGAGCAAACGTCATTAATTGCGGCGCTTATTCACAATACAAATTCAAAGACCAAACGGAGAGTAGATGATTTTAATCCATTTAAGGAATCTTCAGGGCCTAGAATGTCAAATCTCAGTGTAGGAGATACGGCAAAAATACTGGCTGAGAAGGGATTTAAGGTCAAGCGCATGACCAAAAAGAAAGCCTTAGAACTATACGGGGATAACCAAAAATGAGTGCTTCTGACGTAAGGGCTGGTGGTGCTTTTGTTGAGATAACAGGCAAAGATAAAGGCCTTAAAAGAGCATTAGGAAACGCCCGACAATCAATCAAAAACTTTGCAGGCAGCGCCAGAGCAGCCGGTGGGACTATCCTGGCTTTAGGTGGTGCGCTTGCCCTCCCGTTTATCCTTGCAGGAAAGGCAGCGGCGGAGCAAGTAAAACAGGAGGCAAAGCTGGAGGCCGCGGTACGCGCTACCGGTGGGGCTTCTGGGTTTACAGCCGATGAATTAAAGAAACAGGCGGCTGCATTACAGACGGTTACGACATTTGGTGACGAGGCAATTATAAGCGCTCAAGCCCTTCTCGTTACTTTCAAGGAAATTGAAGGTGCTCAATTCGAACGGGCTACCGAGGCCATTTTGGACTTGTCAACGAACCTCGGCACCGATTTAAAATCGTCTGCTATCCTGGTAGGTAAAGCCCTTAATGACCCCATTCTCGGTATTTCTGCATTATCAAGAGTCGGTATTGCATTCACAGACAGCCAAAAAGAAACCATAAAGGCTCTAGTTGAATCCGGACAGGCCGCTAAAGCTCAGGGGCTTATCTTAACGGAGCTTGAGAGTATTGTTGGTGGTTCAGCAAGAGCATTCAGAGACACATTTGCAGGGGCTATTATAGCGGCGGGCAATGCCGTAGGGGATACTTTAGAGGTAGCCTTTAAGCCTTTAATTCCTGTTGTCAGTGGTGTAGCCAAAGCAATCGAAGCGGCGCAAATACCCCTTCAGGCATTTGTAGAAGAAAACGGAAAGGCAATTATAGTCCTTGCGGCTGTTTCAGTTGGTCTTATTGCAGTTGGGGCGGCGCTGATTGCGCTTAGTCTCGTAGCCTCTGGGGTGGCTATATTATTCTCACCGGCTGGATTAATTATCCTGGGGTTGGTTGCCATTGTTGCTTCATTCACGGAGGTTGGGAGTTCCTTCGCTTCCCTTGTAGCTGATTTTGAAATCGGTGGAAGGCGTATAGGTGACATTCTAACGTCTGTTTTACTGAGGGGAGAGATTGCTTTCCTGTCTCTTAGGGCAGTCGGTCAAACAGTTGTAGCTGCGATAGTCGGATTTTTTGGAGACCTTGTAAATGAGGTAGTTCAAGATATAAACTTTCTTATCAGAGAGGTAAACCGATTAGCTATCGCAGTAGGAAAGGAAGCCTTTATCCCTGAATTGGATCAAAATATTGGTAAGGATTTTACTAATGCGTTTGATAAAGCCCTTGAAGATACGCGCACTGAAATTCAACAGCTTGAGAATGAATTATCTGATTTGTTTCAACAAGAGGCCGCGGGAGACGGTGCGGAAAAAGGCGCAAAAAGTGCATTTGATAAGATCAGAGAAGCATTCGACAAGGGTGTTTCTGATGCCGAAAAGGCCGCTGAAAGAGTGCCGGGCATTGCTGGAATCCAACGAGGTGTTGGGGTGACACCTGAAGCAAAAATAGAAGCCCCAGAAATAACAGTAACGACCTCTCAACTTTCCGCTGCTCAGATCGTTGGAACTCAAAGAGAAACGGAGGAGCAGAAAAAACAGACTACACTTCTCGAGCAACAGCTTATCGTACAAAGAGGCATTCTTGATAAGCCAGCCGGAGGACTTGGCTAATGGCGAACGTAGACACAGTAATAGAAAAACATGAATCAACAAACCTTGATAAAGATAAAGACGGTCAAACTTTTGAACGTATTTATCTTGTAACCGGTGCGGACGATAGTTTTATAGCTGGAATTGCTGACAGTGGTGACGATAGAATACAACAAATAGGTGAACGTCATCCGGTCTCAACGGCTCTTATAGTCACTAAGATAAACGCAAAACCAGAACCGGATGCAAGAAAAGACGTTTTTAGAGTCACCGTAAACTATGAAACGCCTGATTCAAATGATGACGAAAACCCGGAGAACCCCGAGGAGGGGGACGAGGTTTGGGTCTGGAATCTTGCCAGCGGCACAGAGCATATAATCGCGGTAAAAGAAGATAAAGACGTAGAGAATTTTCCGGCAAATATAGCCAACCCTACGAGATTAATAGGGGTGCAAGGGGTTGATGAAAAGCCAGAAGGGGCAAATATTCTAGTTCCTACGCTCTCTCTATCTGTTAAAAAATATCTTAGTTCTGTTCAGGTTCCGGCTAATGATGCACAGCCATTCATCCAGGATAAGCTTGCATTTTGTAAGCATGTAAACGCCGACGCTTTTCATGGGTGGGATCGCGGAGAGGTCTTATTTTTAGGTTTAGGGCTTAGGCCATTTGATGCTACATTAACAGAAGTGAATTATAATTTCTCGATTAAATCAGGCTCCGCAAGAATAAAAAGGACCTCTGATCCAGATATTGAAAAGGTCTTGATTTTGCCTCAAGGTGACACTATACCAGCCAATGAGCAAGCCATAGATGTGCCATTTGAAGGACACCAAATCCGGGAATTCAGGGTTGGAGAAAAGTTATTTCCCATTTCAAAATTCGCTGCTTTCGGTTCGGATAAGCTCTCCGGTATTCTCTCCGCTCACGTTTTCACAATATACAAACATGTGGATTTTAAATTCCTTGACTTAGGGGTATGATATGTCAGACACCCCCAGAGTCCCGGAAAATAAAGTTAAAGGCGACGCTCTACTCCACAACGAGTGGAATGCAGCGGCTCACGCTTCGAATATAATTAACAATCTAACGGCGTCAAATGGTCTTGAAATCATAAAGAGCGGTGCCGGGACCTCTCTTGGGCAGACTGTAAGCGACCGTCTGGGCCTACCGGCTTGGACCATGCGAGGGATTAATTTAGATAATGCAGATATTGACGCCTTTCAGGTGGTAGAGGTTACGGGCATTCCTGTTTCAGAGTTTTCAAACAACAGATTATTCCAGGATTATCGCGGTATTATCGTCCGAAGTCTCACAAATGATACTATAGATAAAAAATTAGGTTTAGGTGGGATTTGGAGGAGTCGGGCAATCGCTATGGAACCCATACCTGGAAATGGTGGGACAGGTAGGCTCTATGTTGGGGGCCTTTGCCTCACGACCCTTATCGTTCCTGTAGTTGCCGCGGGAGAAACAAGCCTTTCAAGCTATGATAAAGAAAGTACCTTTTGGGTAGGGCCTGGGAAGTATGCCACCATTGATACTGAGAACGAAATAATCGAGAACAACATATCCATAAATCTTAAATTTCTAACCATTGCGAATCATGGAGAATTCGAAGTTCTTTGGGTTGAGGACACTAAACTTGAAAGGCGATTCGCGGTCATTCGTTTTCCGGGGGTTAAGGCTTTCCCTGTCTATAAAGCAACCGCCGACTCGGTTACAGCTAATGGGGTCGAGACTGTGAAATTAAAACAGGTTATATCTGACGGTGAAGTATCAGACGATGACCTGGATATTGAAATGGTGGTATTACCTTGAGTATATCAGAAGGTGATTATGTTATTTCGCTGGGGTCCCGTGACGGAAAACCGATTGCTCAACGGGTTACGCCTGCCAGGGCGGCTGATGATTATGCTATCGCAGGGATAACCCGAGACGGTAAAACAACCGCTCTATCTGTTTCCCCTTTAAATTCAGAGGATGATATTGGGTTAGCTGCGGAAACCCGCGACGGGAAAACCGCGGCGCTGAAATTCATTGACCCGGATTCAAGTTTTATCTGTTCAAAATTATTCGCAGAAAGAAACTCAAGCACAATAACAGGATCAAATATAACCTTTGGGGAGGTAGCTTTTGTCTATAAATGGTCTAATGATGTTTTGAGCCGTAATTCAACTGTTGCTAGTTATTCGGGATTACCTCCAAGTTGGCTTGATGACCAAGGACTTGGTTCTGGTGTATATAAAATAAGGATTATAATAAAAGATGTTAGTGAAGTAGGAACCCTATATGAAAACTCAGTCACTAAAGCGCCAATTGATCCAGAGGACGGGCTCAGAACTATTACTGTAGACAAGAGTTTTACCGCGTTAATTAATAATACCAAATATTTTTACGATTTAGGGGGCGATTCTGAGGCCAAAATATCCCTTAAATTCAAAGCAGAACTATTAAAAAGCGGTGTGTTTTTCCTCGACCTTCAAGAAACTACTTTACCCTTTACGGTGGTAAAAGTTGATACAACCTCAGACCTCCCGACAAGCCAGCTACCAGGAAATTTAAGCAACCCTGGGGCGAAGTGGAAGCGGGACGATACCGCGCTTAATGAATTAC